CATTATTATGCTTATTATAGAACTGCTCGTCATTTTTAGCGTTGACTGACTTGAGAATAGCACCTTCAAACTTTCTCATATCAGAGTGCAGACCTTCAGCCACTATCTGTCTAGAAAAATCTGTAGGTCTTTCCTTGTATTCTTTTAACATATGCTTGCTGGAACAAATATAACCGTCATCCGTAGATCCCTTATGTGATCCTACGTATAGCTTGTTTGTTGCTCTATCCACCCAGCAGTAGACAAATGCTTCTGATATTGTTGCCATTTAGTTATCATACTTCTTCATATGACCGACCATGAACTCTGGTGGGACTGATTTCTTGAAACGAATTTCGGTTCCACTGTAGTAGACATGCCCTGGCTTTCCAGGATTGGCTTTACGCCATCTCTCATGTTCTCTCTTGTCGGTCATTCTGACACGGGCATCTTTTAGATCATTGGACTTATCATCCGCACCGATATTGCCACTCATATTGTGGTCCATATGTTCCTTTGCCCACGACATAGGAATCTTCATCTTGACCACAGCTCTTTCGTTGTGTGGTGTAGTGGTTACTTTTTGGCCTGCTTGTCTGAATCCTGCTTCACCACCATGACCTGACATTGCAGCATATGCATGTGCAGTATTGGGGTCGTGAGTAACAGAGATCATTCCAGTCTTTGGATCTGGTCGGTTTAGACCATCCTTCATCATATTAGGAATATTACGTTCATGGGTGCCGTGATAAACAATCATATGATCGCCATCTTGGTGCCAACCTGGATCCGCCTTCTTATCAAAAGGAATCTTCTTTTCGACAACAGAGGCTGCTTCGGTAATGAATCTTGAGAATGAAAGCATGTATCTACTAGCCTATCATATCAGTAACTGGAAGTGAGTAAGAAGAGATCATTTCTTGTTCAAGCTCTTTGCGTTCTGCGGTAGCTTCATCATAGATTTGCTGGCCGTTGAATGTGATGCCGCCTGGCATCTGCATACCGCCAAACTTCTTTAGGTTGTTACCCCACTGTTGCTTGATCAAGCAAGTAGAGTAGCGCAATAACCATCTATCTTTCCACACATCGGCATATACAGTAGGATCAACTACTTGATAGGCTTCGGCTACAATGTAGTCACCGACGTTGATTATGCTCCAGTCCATATCAATGTAAAGTCTATTGACATGTCTGTTATATCGCAACGGCTGTTGGCCTACTAGCATCTGCTCCAGGAACTGAACATGTGTCAGTGCCATATAATAAGGTACCATTGACACCGACGTCAGTGTGTACAAGTCATTCAATGCAATCTGATAACGAATGTTGAATAGGTTGTTGGTATTCAAGCCTTGTCCAATTGGGAACAAGTTGACAACACCGATTACATTCTCAGGAACTGGAACGTATCTGTCAATCTTTGTCTGTGATGTTACCTGATAGCGATAGAAGATCTTTTCTGTACCATCAAAGTGATAGTCCCAGTAGTAACTCAGAGCTTCATCCACACGATCGTCAACCTGATCATCATCTACATTGATCTCAATAACAGGCTTACCGAGTGTGCGGAGACAATACTCTTTGAATGAAGCTTTATCTGTAGGTAGAGCCATATCTTTTTAATCCGTTACTTTGTATATTTATTACGGGCTATTATGATCTATTGAATCCACGGTAGAGGTAATACTACTTCTTGTGGTGGTTGCATAAGAGCTATTAATTGTTCGTTAAGCATAGCATCAATTGCTGCAACATCTACTATAGTTTCTAGCCAGGATGTTACTTGCTGTTCAGTGAGTTGATCATATGGAGTAAATGATGATGGTTGTGGTTCACTTACTGATGATCTACCGGATGACAATACTGTGTATTGGCCATTAGTCAAGATACGAGACCAGCTTACTTCACGTACTACATCTGTTAATCCATCTAGACTCTTAGCACATAGCAGCTGGTTGATGTTCCATCTATATTCAGACATATAGTTATTCCTTTAATTAATAGTCAATATGCCAGACTGTAGTATCAATCGGCTACCAAATGGTGCACCCGATAAGCTAACAGTAGTATTAGAAGCAGGGTTAGATCCTAGAAGGGCAGTAGTGTACTTTATGTAGTGCACGATACCGTTATTTAGTTCAGTAGGTGTTGGAAGTGTGGTTGTAAAGCCTCTGACTACTCCAGCACCAGCAAGGGAGGTATTATAAGAAGTATACTGTGCAACTACTATACCTGGATTGTTATTGAATATTGTAGTCTTATCAATAGTTTGGCTGGGCACAGATTGGCCATTGTTAATACTGCCAAAGTTAAATGCAACCGGTGCATATCGTAATACACTACTTCTGTAAATTGGTCTAAAAGTTGTCATCAGTTTTGTAATACCGCCGGCACCCAATCGGTTCATGCCAGTTACAGTAGTACCGGGATCACCAGCAACAAGTGCTTTATAAGCTATGGAAGATCTTAAACTTCCACCTGAGGTACTGACTGACGTCGTATTTAACTCAGTCCATCCGGATGGTGTTACTGCATTTGGAGCGCCAAGACCACTATTAGTTGCTCTATCAAACAATATTGCAATATCACCAGCGGCCGCAGCGGCTGGAATTGTTATTGTAGTAGCAGTAGAAGTACTATTAGAACCACTTAAAGTTAAATCATGAATGCGCGGCTGGTTACCGGCCACCATATTGACTATGCCCACCATATTAAAACAGTCCACTTCCAGTAATAGCAAATGTATTAGCTGCAACACAAACTACTGTAGCAAGGCCTCTCTGTAGTAATGTTCTGTTACCAGTTGAACTTGATCCTGCAAGATACATTGTTACACCAGCACCTGCAGTTATAGTAGTATTAGATGCAGAGTTATTGAATATGGTAGTAGTAAATCCAGTAGCAAGAACTGCGCCGTTGACTACAATACCACCAGTGCTAGTAGAAATACACTCACCCGCATCAGATGTAGACAGCTGATAAGCCGATGACTGAGTAACAACGGGAATGTCTCTTATCTTTCCTGCCGCATCTGATATTACTGTAGCAGTAAGAGTATTAGATGCTTTATCAAACGTAAAGTCGGCAGCTGCACCAGCTGAACCCGAATCATTAAATTGAACTTGCGTATTGGAACCAGCAACACCTCCGCCACCGCCAGATACGGTAGACCAATATACACTTGCGCCATTTGATGTAAGTACTTGACCAGCAGTACCTAAACTGTTATTAGCGTAGATACCTTGAACACCCATATCAATGGGCCCATTGAATCTCAATGCACTATTTTGATTTGGCACATTAGTATTTGCAAATACATTAAAAACAGGTCGGGTTGCACCTGAGCTGTTTGTAGTAGCAAGCACAAAGTTGTCATCGCTTTGTTGTACAAAATATACGTTAGAACTACCAGCTACTGTAGTAAATGACAGTCTCGAATCATTCTTTGTTATACTTATATTGCCATTTACAGTTAGCGCACCAGCCATGGCTATGTTATTGACAGTTAGATTGCCGCTAACTGCTAGATTAGTTAAATTAGATCCAAGTTCAAATACTGCACTGCTATTAGCCGTAAACAGTTTCTTGTCGGCTAGATTAATACCTAGCTCACCCGCAGATAAGTCTCCAGTAGTTGGAACCACACCACTGACCGTGCTTCTTTTGTGTCTAAATGTATTATTCGCCATCTGACCACTCTGAGTCCTGCTTCATAGGCTTCTTTTTTCTTGCGGTGGATAAACTTGAACTCTCGTTAGCTAACTGCAGTCGACTGAGTTCTTCACATACACGATTATAGTTCTCTTTCAATACGGTGTAGTCGTTTAATACGGTATTTAATTTAACAATCGATTCAGAGGAGTCTGAATTTAACTTGGTGCTTGTTACCAAACAATCATTTAAATGTTTCTCTACCGTTCTTAACTTTTCTTTGAGGTTGTCTCTTTCAAGGGTAACCAACTTAAGTCCGTCAAGGGCTTGTTCAAGAGCAACGGTAACGTTACCAAGCTGTTCGCTTGACTCCCCAGCTTTCTTATTGGCTTCTTGAATTGCTAGATCTAACAGTGCTACTTTAGTTTCTGCCTGCAGAGACCTCCTAATAAACTCAATTAAGAGGTTCTCCTGCTTAGACAAGTACATATCTATAGGTTTATCACTCATAATATAAATCCCAAATTAATTAGAATGAACCACCGTCTAATGTATCATATACTATAGCAGTGCCATTGGACTGTAGCACATAACCAGAAGTGCCTAAAGTCAACTCATTGTAGCCGTTTATAGAGTTACCAACAAGCAATGCATTATTAGCTATAGTTGCTTTGCCTGTACCACCGCTCGTGCCTGCCAATGCAGTTGAAAGTGTTAGAGTATTGGCTATAATTGCTACATTGACTGAAGCATTTGCTGTAATGGCAATTGTAGTTGCATTTGCTGTAAGACCGCCAGAACTCAAATAAGCCTGCAGGGTTGCTATTGTGTAACCTACACCTGTAGTATTAACAGTAGTTGTTGGTGAGTCTTGTAGACCCGTAAACAGCTTGTAGATATTGTCTGTCTGGTCTCTGAATAAACCGGTATGTTCATGTGTGCCACCATCAGGATTATAGCTACCATAGAAACCAATATCAAGCAAGTCACTTGCAATATTATTTGCAGCTAGTTGAATTAGAGGATCATCAACAATTAAGTTATTAGCACTTGTTGTGAATGTAGTACCAAGTACTGATAGGTTACCACCAATCTGTACCGAACCATCAAAGTAACCGGTATTTGAATGTACATTTGCTGCATGGATTTCACTCCAGCGCAAGTTATTATTACCAAGCAAATAGGTGTTGTTAGTTGAAGGCATAATATTGGTGTTAACAGATCCGTTTATTGAAACTAGATCCGTAATAGCATCACCGAGTGCTACATTGCCTGTGGCAGTAATCTTATTGAATGTTACATCACTGGTTGTTTCTACTGCCTGACCAATATGTACACCGGTAGCATTGACTGTGACTCCGGTACCGGCCTTTACAAAGACACCAGTTGAATTAGCTACTATACCGTTATTTGCAAGAACTGATATTGTGCCACTGCTAGTAATTGGACCACCGGTTAGACCGTTTCCTGTACCAACAGAAGTTACTGTGCCACCACCACCAGATGAAACGCTAGACCAATAAACACCGGTAGAATTAGACGTCAGTACTTGTCCTGCGGTACCTAGACTACCATTTGCATAAACAGCACCTACGTTAGCTGTGCCTACCCTAATCTCATTAATGCCGCTAGTAGAGTTTGCAACCAGCGCTTGATTGGCTGTCAGCGTGCCTGGGAATCTAGCACCACCGATTCCTACAATGGATCCATTAGGACTACCAATATAGAGAACGTCGCCGTTTGATGTAAATGCAAGCTCACCATTGGCAAGTGCCGCCGGAATGGCCGCTGTGGCGCTTCTCTTGATCTGAATTAAGTTGTTGGCCATTTAGAAAGTTCCTCCGTCGACGTCTAATTGTTTTACTTCATATTTATTATTTGTTGTGTTGTACACAAGAGTACTATCTTTGGTGATAGGCAGTGTTACTGATACGTCCGACAGAGATGACACAGTCAAATTAGCTAGGTTTGTTGAGAGTTGAGAAGTATTAACAAAGTTTTGACTATTGACATAATTGACTGCATTGGCATAAGTGGTGGCATCATTTGCCAACATCTGTGCGGTATTTGAATACGGTACTAGGTTAACAGATGCGCTTCTGACAATTGTCGGTTGACTCTTAGGTGATGCCACATATGCAAAGTTTACATTTGCAAGCTTTATTGCATTGGGATTCTTGATTATCTTGAGCTTTATATTGTTTGACACGGTCTTTACCTAGTTACCTGTGGTGTTACCGTAACTATTCCTTCGACCAATCTAGAGATAACACTATTTGTATCAGTTACCTCTAGATCATATACATACCTACCTGCTGTAATAGCTGAAGTATTCGCTGCATTCATAGATAGACTGATTGTACCAATTGTATTCAACCCAACCGTAAATGCATAGTAAGTCGATGTTGAATACGACTTACGCATCTGTGCAGTACCGGTATACGCACTGAAGTCAATGGGATCACCGTTATCATCTGTGAACTCATATGTGACACTAAAAGTAGTGCCTTGGTCCATGACAATGTTGACCTTTTGAGCCATTCTTATTACTCCTTTATGGAGTATTTATATTTAAGCAAGTAACTCAGTGGCCCTTGCCTGACCGACTGCTGCTACAAAGAAAGGCATTACTTCCTCAGCATACACAGTGCCACCTACAGCATCTTGCCACATCATACGATCCCTAAGAGGTAAAGTCGGAAGAGTAGCTTCAAGCAAAGCAAGTTCCTGATCGGTTGCTCTGCGATATATTGTAGTCTTGGCAATAGATCTCATTGGCGGTGGAGATGGAATATAGGCGGTGGGTACAATCTGAGTTAGCATACTAGCCCACATGTCGGGAGTATCATTAATAGATATAACTACAGATCTGCCATCTTCAGTCCGTGCAATTGCAACTGTATTTTCTTCGTTTGCATAATATGCTGATAAAAAAGTTAGATTCATTGTAGAATTTCCTCAACAGTCATTGTAGCTGCCATCACGCCGCCGTATACTCTTGAACTACTGCCATTTATACGCAATGAAGAAGATAGGCTGGCTGGTCCGACCATGATACTGTAATTAATTTGTTGATTTTGAGCTGCAGCTGTATTGTGTATAAACTCTAGCACGCATGTATGCATTTCATTTGGGTTACTTGGACTTACTCCTGTAGCAGCTCTTGCAACTTGATTGGCTGGATCGGCGGAATCAATAAGGACCATGGACCATTGTCCTCCTGTATTAGTTGAGCCCGTTGCTTGTGCCCTAATTCTAATCTTATTTGCAACATCTCGGGGAGTAAAGGCACAATTTAAGATTTGCGTACCCTCAGTAAATGTAGGTATAGTATCATCAAAAGGTATTACAGTAGTTAGTGGTACAGAACTGGTGTAAGAATTAGATACTCGATTTACTACAAATCCGGAATTCATTGTACTTTCAAAATTGATACCGTTTAAGCTGATAGTACCAGCAGTTATAACTGTATTGACTGAAGCATTACCAATAAGGAGCCTGTCCGTGGAGGCAACCACATTAGCACCCACTCGTATAAAGCCATTAGCAACAATAGTGTTTGATACAGTAAGTGTTATGGTGGTAGGATTATATGTAAATGATGCTGAGCTACCAAATGCACCCGAATTATTAAACTGAACCTGAGTGGTTGTTCCACTTGGTATTGTTGGTGCACCCCAATATATGCCAGTGCCATTTGATGTCAAGATTTGACCAAGAGTACCATTAGAGTTATTAGCAGTAAGTGTAACAATATTTGCCGTGGTAACGTTAATAGTGGTTGTATTGATTGTTGCTGGAAGTCTTGCTGTTGCCAAAGTACCACTGGTAATATTTGTGGCATTGGTATAGAAACTAGCTGGTTGATTGTTTAGGTTGTTAGCATTGTTAGCTGTCAAAGTTCCAATATATGCTGAATTGACATAGACGCCAGTAGCATTAGCAATAATTCCTGTATTAGCTCTAACCGATACAGTACCCGTTGTAGTAATAGTACCACCGGTCAATCCATTACCGGTAGCTACTGATGATACACCTCCCCCAGCTCCCCAATATATGCCAGTGCCATTTGATGTCAAGACTTGACCAAGAGTACCGTTTGAATTATTAGCAGTGAGTGTAACAATATTTGCAGTAGTGATGTTTATAGTGGTTGCATTAATTGTGGCAGGAAGTCTTGCTGTGGGTACTGTGCCTGTAGTCAAATTTGTGGCATTGGTATAGTAGGATGCTGGTTGTCCATCAAAGTTTGTAGCATTATTAGCCGTTAGAGTTCCAATATATGCTGAATTGACATAAACACCAGTAGCATTGGCATCAATGCCGGTATTGGCCAATATTGATAGGGATCCCGAACTGGTGATTGGACCACCCGTTAAACCACTTCCGGAGCCTACAGATGTTACAAAGGATTCCGGAGCGCCCCAATATATGCCAGTTCCATTTGATAGTAGAATTTGACCAAGAGTACCATTAGAGTTATTTGCTGTCAGTGTAACAATATTTGCAGTAGTGATGTTGATAGTGGTTGCATTAATTGTGGCAGGAAGTCTTGCTGTTGCCAAAGTACCAGTGGTAATATTTGTGGCATTGGTATAGAAACTAGCTGGTTGATTGTTTAGATTATTTGAATTGTTGGCTGTACCGGTGTAGATTGTACTGTTAGCAGAACCTGCTTCAAAGTTCACGGTTTTAACAAACGCACCATCAAATAGGTTTGTGGTACTGCCTAAGTCAAAAGCAGCATTGACCGACGGAATAATGTCCTCGACATTGATGACGTCATTAAATGTAGCTGCATTTGCTACAGACAGTGTGTTTGCAATAGCTACAACACCGATAGCATTGACTGATGCGGTGATATACAAAGTATTGCTTAAGATTGCAGTATTTTCTGCACTAATAGCAACATTGGTACTTGTAGAATTTGCTGTAACAATAGCTATATTAGAGCTTGCATATTTGAAAGCAGCATTAGCTGCAAGGTTCAAAGTTCCATTTGACGATACATTGCCGCCAATAAGAGCATTCTCTGCATACAGATATGAAGCGCCAAAATGGCCATTAACAAAGACATTTCCAGTGGTCACTGAGCCGCCGAGCGATGTATCAGCAGTAACAGTATTCTGGGAAATGATGTTTGCTAATCTATTTGTCGTGGAAAGCCAGGCGCCAAACGTCTGGTTATTTTGAATAGGAGTGACAGTGATTGTCATTAATTCTGCCTCAGTAGCTGTTTAAGTAGATTCTTTATTTCTGCAACATCAGATTTCATGCTTGGATATTCTTTGATAATTTGATCCATTGCAGTTTCTTTTGCTTTTCGAGCTTTGTAAGCATTAAGAGCATCATTATCTGTATTTAATATAGCAGAAGAGCCGGTATCTCTTACCAGCTCTTCATTGCCCTTTACTTTTAAATATTTCACTGAACTGCAATCGCTCTCATGTCTGCTACTCTAGGAATCAAATGTGATCCTTCTTCCGAAGTCATTACAATCTTGATGGCAAAAGTTTTAAAGCCATGGAAGTAACCGCCTTCCTTAGTAAAGTAAGATACAGCATTTGAACCACCAATTTCCTTATAGGCGGTAAATGGTACCAAGTAGATTGTACCAGCACCAGTGCCAGTGGTATTGGATGTCAAATTAGCAGATGATCCATTAAATGCAGTAGACAACTTAACTGTAGTAGTATTAGAAGAGATTATATGATAGTAGTTGTTATTTGAGACATCATTTAACGAGTCTCCACGGTACAAGATCAAGTCACCGGTAGCAAAATATGTATTTGCATCCGTGATTGCAATTGTATCGTTAGTATTGGATACACCAGTATTAGAATTAATTGCTACAGAGAAGTAAGCGGCTACATTTGTTGTTGGCGCATAACCTGTTGGTGTGCTATATTGAAACTCTTTAAAGTCATTTCGATCGACACGGCTGCTAACTACACCTTCAGGTGTGGTCTGCTGCATAAGGGTCCAATATTTATCGTCAATAAGCTCTCCATCTTCCTTATTCAAGAACTTAGCGTAGACCTTGATATCGGTCTGATAAGGCTTATAGGCCGACAGATATACTTGCAAGTCTTCCGCATCTTGTCCTTCTGCAAGGACCACTCTCTTTGAAATATACTTTGCGGCAGTGTTGCCACCCGTAGGTAAATCTTCATTTGCAAGCGATGCATTGTTGCTTACATTGTTTTCAATAACTAGCATGTCAGATTTAATATCATCAAATACTGGAGTAACCCTATCTGTATCTGTAGATACGTTGATAGATACCTGCATGGTCTTGCCTGTACCATTTTGTAACTCTATAGATCTAGACTTTACGTTTCGATCCTTGTCAGTAAAGAATGTCTCAATGTCTGAACCTACAGTTGTGAATGAGCTATCAAGTGCAGAATCATATCCCTTAATCTTGATCTGAGCTGTAGAACCATTCGGCACAATGTAAGAAAACTGCGGAATGACTACGCTATAGTCAACACTATCGACTGATACCAAATTAGCTCGAGCTCTTGATGTAGCACCAATTAGAAGAGCATTGGCCACTACTGCTGTTGTAAAGTTAGAGATTGCATTTGCGGTGCTTTGCTCTAGATGTATTAGATTGGAGTCAGAATTCCAGCGAAGCAAAGAACCTGTAAGTTGTCCGTTGGCCTTTAGAACACCAATAGAACCATTGGATTCTCCAAATGACAACGGTGCATTGAGTGTAATCTGATTAGCATTAGGTATGCCTGTAATTTGTCTAATATCAGTTAACTGTCCATTTTCAGAAGAAATATACACCAATGAATTTGTAGCAAACAACAATTGGGTATTTGTTCCAGTTGCAACAGCATTAATTGTATTGCTGGTAGTATTTCCAATAACGTTAGCAGAGACACCAACTACACCATTAGAAACGTAGACGGTCTCACCCGGTAGGAATGTTCCCAAGAAGTTATTAGCTGTCATGTACTCAGTGTTGCTATTGGTGTAAACAATTGTTCCTGAGGACTTGATATATCTGTGGCGATTGATAGCAAACTTAATATCTTCTTTCTGGAAAGGTGTCCAGACTCTATTTGTAGAAGAGGTGAAAAGCACACCTGTAGAATTATTCACAAATATAGGAGTATTTGTAGTAATATCAGTTCCACTGAGCTCTGCACACCAGATATTATAACCATCGTTGCTTCCGATTGGCATCACGATAAAGCAATATTCATCACCAGACTTCAAAAATACTGGCGTATCAAATGTAAATCTGGTTGGAGAAGTTGCATCACTGCTTGTGTTAATTTCATTTGCATTGAGCACCTTTCTACCAAAAGGAACAATCTTGAGAGTTGGAAAGCCATTTTCCATTTCTCTGATTTGAACTTCAACACCCAAGTCAGCATGAGCAGTGCTGAAGTAAAGATCAATGCTATCAATGTAAACGCCGCTATTCTCTCCACCATCTGCAATCAAGAAAGACTGTGCAATAGGATCTCTAGCAGGTGCCCTGGGCGTTGGTGGTCGTATAACAGGAGGAGTTACTGGTCTTGGTGCTGGAATTGACACACTGCTTGTCATAGTAGAGACAAGCCTTGAAGATATAGTTGTATTTGTTACTGTAGTTGAATTAATAGCTATCTGTGGAGTTCTAGTAGCTAGCTTATGTCTGGCCTTAGTGATAGCAATATTGCTAGCAATATAAGTTGATGCGGCCTGAGTAGTGATAGAGTCTTCTTGAGTGACAATAGATGCAACGTCAACAAGCCTGAATACTCTTTCACCAACCTTGAATGTTTGTGCAGGTATAGCAAAAGTACCATATACAAAGCCTGCAGAATCACTGCGAAGCTCGTCACCTAAATCACCTGTTGCAACATATGAAGAGTCAGTAGGCGTGCAGTGTTGCGATACTGCTTGTCCATCGAAGAATGCGTACACAATTGTATTAGGCTTGAGTCCGGAAGCCTTAAACTTAATTAGCTTTGATCTAATGAACTGCTGGATTGATACATCCTGGACTACTTCACCATAGTCAAACGTGTTGTTCAGCGTGATTGCGCTGAAGTCAAGCTCATTTCTTCCTGTAGTAGTAGATGTTGTAGCAAAAACGTCTCTAGTAGTTGTCGTTGTAATACCAGACGCTTGAGTACCAGTTGTAGTAGATGCACTTCTTACACTTTGCACTGTTGAAGTGCTAATGATTCTTTCTGGTGAAATAATGCTTGGGAGAGCATTTGTAAGATCAGTAATACCGGATAAGTCAATGCTTCCAACTATGTCCGGATTTCTATCAATGTCAGGTTGAGCATCACCACCTGGAGTCAGATCAATATTACCATTCCATGTATAGATAATGTTCTCTACACAGTTTCTTGTCTTCGATGCAAATAATTGTTCGATATAAGGAGTGGTATTAGATTCTAAATGGATAAGGCTACCTGTCTTAACTACATTAGAACTCAATGCAGCATCATAGTCTAGATCAATATATGTCCTAGTAATGGTCGGAGCTAGCTCTTGCATCTTGATGTCAATAGCAGCCTTGTATTCTGGATTCTTTGTATCAGAAACAGCAAAGCCCTTAAATGGATCCACAATGAAACCATTCTTAAATCTTTCTAGACCTGCATCATCCTTAATGATTAGTGTCTTTGCTGATGTCTCAAGCAATGATAGTGAGGTGTAGTATTCTAGTCTTGCTACTTTCTTATCAATTACACCAATATCCTTCATTGTATAGCGGCGATACTGCTGTAGATCTAGAGATACACCATATTCTGGGCGGTTAAAGATTCTGACGTCATTTTGTGACAAAGAAGGATAAGGAGGAACAGTTGCAGTACCCAGGGTCATTGCCCCATCAAGGTCTCTGGGAGAGACTGGGCTAATTGAAGGTGCACCCTCTGTTATATTAATCTTTCCTTCAGAAGATAATGACACCTTATCTTTTCTGCCGAGATAGTAACTAAATGCAGTTTCCATGCTTTCATCAGCAACAGGAGTGTAGGCTCCATAGATTGGATCAATTAGAGGTGTAACCGTTGAGGAAGGATTGATAGAAGCGCCTGCAGCAGTGGTGCTGCTGGTTGCTGTATTGGAAGAGTATTGTCTAAAGTCAAGAGAGTCTCTAAGATCGTATACTGATCCTGTCTCTGATGTATACAGCGGTATATCAGCTGTTTGAATGGCTGAAGTATTGGCGGTATTTACATCATCAATTGGATATGACATTACAGAGAAATAACCGACACCAGAAGATGTATCAATTGTGAAATGATCAAGTTCAATAGTCAGAATGTCATTTGCACCGATTGTGTGAGATGACCCTGTCTTGATCTGTATAGAAGACAATCCATAATGTGATGCTCTTTGTCCACTATCAAGAACAAATTGCGAAGTTTTATTTGAATCTGATGTTGTACCTGTTGTGCCCTGATACACATTTCTGATCTTGTGTACATCAGGAAGTCCAAGAGACCATGGTCCTCTGGTAGTATTTGGGTGTGTATTGGCCTGGATCTTTACAAAGCGATTCTTGTTAATTTGCTTTGAAGCATGCACGGCACCTTCACGCAAGGTGTCAAATGCCACATACCCTGTAAAGCCTGCAGCAACGGTTGTACCAATATTGATTGTTGCACTAGTACCATCGGAAGCTACATTAATATAAGCTGCATCATCTTTCTGGAAACTGATGGGAACTCCAGCAGGGAATCTGCGTGCAATGGATGCAGCTGTATTGGTGAATGAAGAGGAAGAGTTAATTGTTAATGCTTTGGTGTTTGCAATAGAAGTTACTCTTCGAATGTTCGTATTTGATACTGTACCATCAGAAAAGATGATATAGTCCCCAACAGCAACAGTAGAAGTAAATGCAGATGCAGAAGTAATAAGCGTGCAACCACTGGTAACACCTACAGTAGCACCAAGTGAAGCTCCATTCACAGAAGTATTGGGTACTACAATAAATCTTGATTCATTATCTTCAGATAGAGATCCGCGTGGGAAGATAGTATCCGTGCCACCTGGGTGTGAAGTTGGCGCACTGAGAGTAGCAACACCATCAGTACCAAATGATAGATCAGTTGCCGTTCTATAGATAAACGACATTACAGCCGTATTAACAGCCTTTACAGCAGAACTACCCAAGCTAAACACGAGGTCTGGTGAACCAGTTTCTCTTAATACAGCAAGCCCGCCGTCAAGAACTGCATCTGCATATGCAGGAACACTGCTTGCATTAAGTGCATAAATCGACCTTACATCTTCAAATGCTAGTCCTGCTTCATTAATGACTATATCAAATAGATATAACTTATAAACAGCATCTGGTGTACCAGGAATTCCACTGTAATATTCAATGCCGCGAACCTTTGCAGTACCTATCTGATTACCAGGTGGTTGCTTCAGCGGCAGTGCACCTACAACAGGGCTGTAGTCTCCGCTTGTGAGAGTAGTTCCTGCTGCGCTACGCAATGAAACTTCATCTAAATTTCTGAAATCCAGAGGACCTGCAACTTCATTTACAAATACATAGTTGCCATAGTTTGCAGTAACAATCTGATTGGGGAAGTACACAGTATCCGTGCCCTTCCTCATTGTTACTCTATTCTTGTCTGCAAATTCTACTCTATAGCCGTATACGTAGCCCAGACCCTTATCAACTTCTAGTACTAGATTATTTGCATTTGTAGTATTAGAAGTAACAGTGAGTTCAAATGGGTCAATAATATAGTTACCAGACTCTTCGTATGTACGCTTGGCCATCTCGGCGCCAATCTTAGCATACTGTGGATTAGTAAAGATGGTAACTGGATTGCCATCCTTAAAATTGATAATTGAGAAGAAGTCGGTTGTAGTTGATGTGTCTTCTGTAGTTTTTACTGCTAGATTTGCAATAAGCTTAAGACGATTTGCACCAGGAGCATTGAAGTTAGTCGAACCTAGTGCGTTGTCATATAGAGATGCATCGGCATCGGCAGTAACAATCTGTTCTGTCATTACAAAGCCAACTGACAAATTGTCAGGTGCAGTATTGTACTTGGAAACTATGAGGGTCTGAGGATCTACTCTTACAAAGAAGCCATTCTTAAAAATTGTACCTTCGGATATAGACACTGCATAGCCATTTCCTACTGGATCAAATCCAGATGTGGCTACACTCACTGATTGTATTAGTGTGTTTTCTGACGTTCTAATTGTCAGCGCTTCACCTGCGTCAAATGTCTTTTGCTGAACACCATTTGCATATGTGGCTGAATTAAGATATCTTACAAAGATTGTATTGAGGTCTGGGTCGTTTGTCTCAAAGCCTACAACACCATTGACGATAACTGCTTGCAAGTTTGCCGCTGATACTACCTTATTGCCAATGAAGTCCGTAACAGTATATGCGGCTCCATTGGCATTAGTATCTTGCAGTTTTACGTACTGGTATTGTGAGTCAAAGTTTATTGTGCACCCCTCGACAATCGACCCATCTTTAAAGATGTGGTTGCCAAACTTCTCTAATTGATCCTGCAGAATAGTCTGCATTTGAGTAAGCTCGCGAGCTTGTACAGCAACGGCGGGCTTAAACAAAATTCTATAAAAGTTAGCATTTGCGTTATAGTCGTCAAAGTATGGAGCGGCATTAAAGCTAGTCTCTAAAGTCATACGGTCGATCCTCTGGTTCCAATTTTTTAGAACTTTATTACCAATTTAATTTCTTCAGTAGATCCTTGACTTCTATCAATGACTGTATTTGAAGATTCAGTGTATATAATCTTACCAGACTCTCTTATAAGATCCGGCAGTGTGATTCCTATGCATACCGCAGTAGCACCTGAGTTAGCGCCAGTTAGCTGATTGCTGCCAGTGGAAAACTGATTAAGCTTAGACATGTCGTATGTAATAAGCACAGAGTACACATTGGCAATGTCAGCATTTGCGGATATGCTATTTATCCTATTCCCTACAGAGAACTGTTGTGTGTTTGAAACCCCTGTAAGTTTCACATATGTAGAGTTTGCAAACACAGCAGTGCCTACAGCTCCAGTTGTTCCATTGGTAATTACGTCACCAATCAAGAACGGATTTATAGAAACTGGGGTCAAAGCAAGATCAAGATCTGAAGTGCCACTCAATACTCTTGCTTTAGCATTAGTAGTACTTTGAGTTATTACTTCAAAATTTGTAAACGCGGAAGTATTAGACCCAAGGGTCAACCTTCCAGTTTGATTAAATTTAGAACCAAAAGATGTAGTAACATTTCTTGTTCCGGATTTAATAGAAATAGCATTGACCACAGCCTTTGCTTCTGTATTAGGTGATGTCAGCGCCAATCCATTTGCAAATCTTCCAACTATATTTGATACCTGAATTGTAGTGTTGTTACCACCTACAACTACAGCTGTTGCACCAGTATTTTCTTGACTAATTATGTCACCGGTCGTAAATCTTAATATTGAAGCAACAGAAACGTTTGCCGACGCACCGGAAGCATATCCTTCAATCTTTAGTGTATTGTTTGTAGATTGAATAAAACTACCTAGCGTACCATTGAGTGTGATCGATGTACTATTTCCAAATACAACCACTCCAGCAGCATTTGTAGATTGTTGTACTACTACTTCTCCATTGGTCCATGTGCCAGATGTATTCAGCAAAGTCAGATTTACAACATTAAAGTCCTGTAGAGTCAGTGCAGCATTTGCAAAATATGGATCTTTAATTATACCTGTCTTTCTGAATGAAACATCAGTCGGCAAGAAATAAGACTCATTAACTAGTGTATCAAACTTAGTAGTTATGGCCGCATATCTAGCGCCAAGTTCTACTACAGGATCTGCACCGTGACCTAAGAGCGGAGATATAGAAGCTGTTACAGAAGCACCATTACCAAAATCAGTATTGGCATATATCTCTATAGTAGCTTCTGTATAGTTGTTACCTGGATTTATAATGGTTATACCAGATATTGCGTTAGCAGTTCCGTTAGACGTATCAACTTCTGCTACTGCTAATGCTCCCTGTCCATCACCTGTTATCCTTACTGTAGGTCCAATTTCATAATCCATTGTTCCGGATATCAAATTAACAACATCACTTAAAATTGCGTTTCCTGTAGGTGTATCTGACGTATCAGTAAACGAGACTGGGAATCCAATGGAGAATTGACCATTAGGATTTGTTACTGTAACGCTTGGTGCCTGAATAACTTCATCAATATTAGCACGCTGCAATGAAGTCAAACCCCTGACTTTTTGACCAGTGGTCCAAGAACCTTGCGCACCCGATATCATTAGAACAGAGTTGTTAGTAAATGATACAGTTCCGTTAGCACCAAGAGCAGTATTGGATGCATCGACCGCTTGAACCCTTTCACCAATAACAAACGATACCCCACCAAGAGTAAGGTTTGAGATAGAAAACTGTCTAAAGTCAATCGTAGAATTTGAAATTACACCAGATGCAGAGGAAACACTTATTGTAAGTGGTTCTGTTGCTGTCGACAGCTTAAATGTATTTGCACCGGATTCGGTAGTGATAAACGGAATATCAACCACTATCGATGTTGAGTTGGAAAAAGAAACTCTTCTTATGTTATTGTTAGCATTCTGGCCAACTCTAATATAGCTATTAATTGGAAAATCGGTAGCAAAATCCGTTGTTCCCGTGGAAGAATTTGCAGCTATAATATTTCGAGGCAATATTCTACCTGTGGCAGTTTGACCTTGAATAGAGTGTCCCGTTTCAGTAGGACCTTTAGTCAGAGCTATTCTATTTGCAGAAACTGTATTTGCAGTTAGAGAGAAAGCAACGTGTGTATCATTTGCAAACTGAATATAGTATTGTGAACCACCTACAAGCCCGCCAATTGTTGTATTACCAGTGGCTACAGAATATCTTACAATGTCGTTTTGTCTTAGGAATATTGCGGAGGCTAATTCAACAACGTTGTTACTTCCAGCACCAGTTCCTGCGGTAACAGCTGTATTAGCATTGAATGTTTGGGCAACAGGTGAAGAAACGGTAACTGTTGGCTCGGTAAGATAACCACTTCCATTGCTAGATATTAGAACAGCTGTTATTTTACCAGATGAATTGGCCGAAGCATTTGCAACACCGCCGGCGCCTGTATTGCTTCCAATAGTGATTGTAGCATTTGCTGTGTATCCCGAGCCCGATGTAAGGAGCAATGTGCTGAACAGAGACGAGTTTGTACTAATATTTACTTTCTTGTCTGCGCTGCTTGAGATGAGCGCACCAGTATCACTAGTATCTCTTATAGGGAGTCTTGCACCAAACTCTACACTGCTTATGTATCGTGATACTTTGAGTGTGCTATTATTTGCAGCTAAAACTAACCCCTCAACACCAGAATCTGTCTGCTTTACATTTGCACCAAAGCTAAAGTAACCAACAGTATTGGATGTTGCAATTGTATCTACAGTCTGTTTTATTATCTCACCGACCGATCCGCCGTCCGTTACAAATGTAGTATTAGCTAAATCAAATCTAGTGTATACGTCTATGTCTGCTACTGTTACAGTTTTGGCTACACCATTATAACCGGTTATCTCTCTAATTTGTCCTGCGCCATATCCAGACTTTAGATAAATTGATGATCTATTATAGTAACCATTTACAGACGATGAAGTATTGCTGATTTTAATTGTGTTTCTGTTGATGATAGCCTGGATCTGGCCTGTCTCATATGCATTATATCCAATGCCACCATTAGCTATATTGATGACGTCGATTGTACCAGGAACAGCGGCAGCTTGAACTTCTGTATTTACAGTTACAGGGATAAAGCTAGATGAAGTAAACTTAGTATTTGCTGCTGCATCTACCGTATACATGTACTTCCAAACATACCCATCGCTGGTTTCAAAAGTACCATCAGTCAATACCAGCGATGGCATAACTGTAGAATTAGCTTCATTATTATTGTATATACACTTGTATACACCATAAGAAGGTGTAGTCAGAACATAGAAATCTTTAGAGTAAAGACTTGCATCGTCTTGGTCATATTGATCATATACAGTATTTGCAGCCCAAACCTTTTTGGGAATTGCATATGATATATCACCATTAGCAATAAGCTTGCCAAAGATGAGCTCATTGTAAGTATTGAGTTCTACCTGAGATACTGAAGTATTGACTGCTATAACTGCAGTCTCATCTTCAGAACCATTTCCTGCCAACCAAGGATTTGGTCGAGCTGCAAATAAGTAATAAGCTCCATTGGAGTGTCTGACACTTTCAATGAAGGTGTTTACCTGATCAATATAATGATTGATGGTTAGCAGTGATGTCATATTTTTATTAGCCTGTTCTTACGCCGTGGCTGTTATTTGAGAGTAAACTACAGTAGACTGATCACTTGTGTATGTATCTTGTAATCTAAATCTACCGAATAAAGCTTTACCCGATGGGTGTACTAGGTTTCGGACTAGTTGTTCATAAGAGCTAAGCATTCGTTGAGCAATAATTTCGTATGAAAAGTCTTGATAATAGTAACTATCTTGAATCTTCATTTCATCACTTGCAAAGCTTTTCCTGTTCATCCATCGTCCTTCACCCTTACCAAATGAGTAGATAATAGATGTTCCATTAACTACAGTTTGATTATTGCTAAATGATAGGTTAACAGATTCACCTGGCAAGTAACCATAACCAGAGTTTATAACTTCTACTGAGGTAACAATTCCGTTGCCGCCTACAATTCTTGAGTCTACTACTGCATTGTGGCCTTTAATGCGACCAAATGTATCTGTAATATTTAGTCCCGCTATGGCTGGCTCTATAATATCAATGTGTGGTCTAGTAACAAAATTTGAACCTGGGTTGATACGAGATAGGAATGCTATTGTTCCAACTTCCAGTGTAGTAAATGTAAGTCCGTCCGTGAGAATCGTATCTAAGTTCGAGTCCGTTAAACCTAATTTAGGCAATCCCCAATCAGTTAGTCGAGTAACAGATGAGATAGTAGCACTACCGGTAGCTGACAAGTTGGTCAGTGTTTTTGTAGGAACAAAATAACTATTAGAATCAACTCTGATTACCGATGGACTTGAAGATACTATTGTACCATTACCGCTTATAGTTTGTTTTTCAGGAGTCACGGAAAGTTGAATTACAGATGATGAAATGTTGCTTACCAGAATAGTGCCAACAACAATATTAGCATTATCTAAAGAGCTATCAGTTGATGAAACACACCAGACATGTGTACCATCACTCTTATAAACATATAAATCTGATATACCTACAGATGAGTTTGATAAAGACTCGCCGTTGCTTATTGTATTTGAACCTACGTAAGCACACTCAAGTTGTAGGCTATTTGCAGTGCTAGACACATCATCGCCAACACCAAAAGTACCAGTTACTGACGTAACTGCTATATCAAATGTATTGGTTTGTGACTCCAATGGAACACTCAAATAATCTCCAACGTTTTCAACTACAATATCAACAAACTCACGATTATTGAGTCCACCTACTCTAAACGAAGCTCCGGTTCCAGTTCCACCAGATACACGAGTAACAGTAGCAGATCCAGTGGATGACGTTACGGATCCACCCTCTGTAAAGGATAGAGATGGGCTGAAGTCTATGATTTGAATAAAAGAACTATTAGCAAATGTTATTGTGCCGTTTGCATTTGTAGTGGAATCTACTATACTATCTTGTGTGGCAAAGTAACCTACAGGTGAATCAATAAGCAAATTGATTGTTGGCTCTACGGTCACTATTGCATTAGTAGAGTATCCGGTGCCACCATCAAGCAAAAGAAAGTTTAATGCGCCAGTTGATTCATCAATAACTGATACAACTTTTGCCTGGCCCTGAATACCAGATCCTGTAATATCAAGTATGTCTCCGACACTATATCCAGAGCCACCCTGTGATATTGCAATACCCGATAAAGAACCAGTTATAATTGGAGCATTGGCAGCAGTTATGGCGGTGCCATTAGTTTGATAGATTTTATAGCCCTGTAAGAATTTTCCACGAATATCATCTAACTCTAATATGTTTACTGTTCTACCATTAATGATCTTTTTGGAAAAGCTATTCACAATAGCAGTTCCTGCACGACCGGAAGTTTGTATCTCCGTGCCTACAATCTTTGGTAGATTTGAGTTAAACGTGACCTCAATATATGTAGGAATTTTCCAAGTATTGTCAGATGGCTTAAAGATATATTCATTAGGCAAATAAATCTCTATATCTTCACCAAATACAAATCTAAAGAGCAACTCATGAGCTCTCTTTGTTCCTTTGGATCTATACAAATCTAAAATATGTTTAATTAAAAATCTTTTATCTACGATTGCTGCTTCAGGTAAATTAGCAATTAACTCAGATGCAAAATACTTTACAAACTCTTGTAAAGTTTCATCAATATCATTATAGTCAAGAAGAGATCTTGCATGCCCAACGGCCTGGTTGGATTGCTCTAACCATTCATAATAGGCCTTTACAAATGCTATGAAGTTAGGTCCCTCAGCTTTATAGAACTGAGGGAACTGTTGCGGTATAAATGGGGATACGTATCTCTCAATGGTTGACATTAAGACTGCCTTACCGTGACTTGAATTGATTCTACTTCTATGGCTAATATGTCATTTTGTGTTGCTGTCACATCTTCCGACACTGGCTTTGCAAAGAATTCTATGCCATCCTTTCCTATAAAATCGGAAATTACAATTGAATTCAATGAGGCCGTCCCAGTACTATAGTTAATAGATCCGACTTCCGTATACGTTATAGACCCAGATACAGTCAAGTCCTTTAGATATAGTTTAGAAGAACTGTTTATTACCTTAATCTCATTTCCTAGTTGCACGGTAGTAAACGTATTATTATTTGGGTTGAAGTCGGTATATTGATACTTCCTTCCATTGGAAGTAAACTCACTGCTATAGAACGACCCAGGAATAATAGCATTTCTGAATTGGGCAGTAGGGAATGTAATCGAATTAAGCTGAAGTCGGGCTAACTTCTTGAGAGTAATTTCTGTTTGATTGCTAGATATAGAAAGATGAGAATTATCTATTGCTGCTTCTAGCTTAGATGACTTATATTCAATATTGAATGCATTTAGTTGTGTTTCATTAAAGGACTCTATGGCCTGCTTCACTGCAGCTGAAATATCACTCGGTGTGCTTTGAGTCTTACTTTGCTGATACTTTACAACAGTCACAGGTATAATATACAGATAATCACTATCAATGATTACTGGCTGTATGCCGAGAGGACATCTATCTTTCATAAATGTTTCAATGCTAGTCTTTTCAGTGCTTGATAATCTCTCGCCCGAATAAGTCAGCGGAGTTATGAAAACTTTGCCATACTGCGGGCTTCCCAATATTGTTTCACCGCCATATACATAAGCATCCTTGACGTCAGAAAACTCTTGAACTATGAGAGTAGAATAATCAGAGATGGTTATTGCTCTCTGTTGGGTCTGATAGGCTCTGGGAGCTCTAAATCTTATTTCCTCTAGCGTCTCTGCACTGCCACCACCAAAACCAACCTGGGCTACATTGATTGTTGGTATAATAGCATTGGTATATCCGTTATATGTTCCTAGGTTATCATTCAATACAAAGTTTGTAGTGCCATTGCCCTTGGTACCTACAGTAATTCTATAGGTAGCCACAAGAGTAGATCCATCCTTAGGAATACGTCCAAATGTTCCATCACCAAAAGCTACTTCATATTTTAGATCATCTGTTGCTTGTATGAAATATGAATTGGAACTTGCATCAAGCCCAAACAGCGTCGTTGCTCTAGAAAATAAAGTATTTGTCTGGCCATTGTCTTCACTTACCAAGACCGATATAGAACTGGTGTCAATAGTTTTATTGGACAAAATGAATCTTTGGTTCTCTATTGCATAGTCCATTACAAAGGTATCTGTAATAACGGATCCTTCATAAACTGGCAATGAGTTGACTGTAAAGGCACCATTCGAAGGATACAATACTATAGATTCGCCAGTAATAAACGTGAACGATCCATTGGAATTTTTGCCAGTAAATTTAGTGTTTACAGGTATTGTAAACGAACTCAACCCCGACTGAGGAAATCTAAGATCCAAAAAACTTACGGCTGATTTGGCTGATCTGGGGGTGTAATTTAGCGCCTTGGCAATTGATACAGCAGAGTTACGAAGCTGTGCTGAGTCTAAGAACATCTCAGACGCCACCATATTCAAATAGAATGCATTGAGATGTGAGTTATAAGTCAAGATGTCAAGAAGCACGGACATATTAGATCCGTCAAAGTCATAGTCAGAAAACTGAGCTTGACCCCTCAGATATGTCTTGAGCTGATTTTTTAAAGTATCAAAATCTAAACTCACTAGGCTGATAGAATTATTTGCCATTATCGTACTCTTCTCAAGATGACGTCAACGCTTTGTAATTGCATGTTATTTATGAGAAAAAATGTAATGTCTATTCTAATAGCATTATCTTGATTAGACGGTGAGACTGTAACATCAACTAGATTGGCCCGCGGCTCGTTATTAGTAATAGTTCGGGTAATGCTGTCGACAATATCATTTTCCAAAAATGCATCATCCGGCTCAAATAAGGATCTGTAAACAGATGAACCTATATTGGGCTGAAAAAGTCTCTCGCCATAGTTAGTGAGTACTAGATTTCTGATAGACTGTTTAACCGCCTTATCACTTTTAGATCTTGACAAGTCCTTGGTAATAGGATGGGGCGTAAAGTCATCAAGAAAGTCAGAAAATAAATCTGGTATCTTGTCGAGTTGCGTATATCTATCTGCTCTGGTGGTCATGTCATTTACTTTCTTTAGTCGTTCAGTCTGATCTGTGTGCCATTAACATATACAACACCTGCTGCTGTAATGGTAATAGGTCCACCGCCCGTGTTGATTGTTATGGAGCTTTCAGCATTAACTATAAAGTTTTTACACTTGACTCTAAAGTCGCCATCAATAGACATTTCAATATTTTTGCCACTTACAGACCAATCATTGGCAAGTACATCGGTCTTTGTTCCATTAACCGTAGTCACCAAAGCACCATCAATATTGCCATTTACATCACCTTTGACTGATGATGTAGATGAACCATTGATGCTTTCAAGCTTGTCCTTTTCGGTATGCAGCTGTCTTACACCGCCGACGCCATCAATTAAATCTCCACCAATACCAATAGTTTTATCAGTACCGATGGCTTCATATGATGACTTGTCAACATTAAAATTATATGTGCCACCAATTTTAATGTCTGCATGCGAATCAACAGTCATTGCAAAGGTGTTCTTGAAATAATTATATACTTTTTCAACCACTGTCTGCACCCAGCGTCCGGACTTTTCAATTTCCACATATGTACCGGTAGTGTGTGAAACTTTTAAGCTTTCATTACCAGGAGCATCATTAATATGAAATTCATGGCCGCTTCTAGTTACTGTAGCTTGATTATATGGGTATGTGGTTGAGAAATTAGATTCTGGGTGGCGTCTATTTGTATCTGACATAAATTATAGCCTTCTGAACGCATTTTCCATTCTTGCTCTTCTAGTTGCAAGAACTGTTTGCGCTTCTGTAAAACGATTCATTGATTGTTGTATTGCTCCAGAACTTGGTAGTATTGAAGCTGAAATATTAGAATTAAATACTCCAGTAACTGTAGAATATAGAGACGGCAATAGTTTAGCAGCTAGTAATAAGTTCTGTGCTGGGCTATTGGTACCAACAGATCTCAATAATGCCGATGCTTGACCTAAGCCGGTCGCCTGTGTTAATATGCTTTGTAGGCTCGATGTGTTTAAATTACCAGTACGCACAGCTTTGGTTAATTCACCCTGTAGATATTTAGATACATCATAGCTGCTGTGTTGTGCAGCAGAGATGTAATTTGGCTGACCGTTACGAGCTGTAAAAACTGGATCACCCTCGCCGCTAGAATCAGTCCAACGAATATAGCCTGGATATGGATCGCTATCATATGGATAGTATTCTTGTACGTATCCTACTGGGGGACTAATAACTACCGATACTGGAGCAAATGAAGCCGTAATACCACGTGACAATATATCATCCGATTCTTTTCCAATTACAGCTCGAATATTATTTGAAGCATTGCCAACTTTAGCAGCAGCAGTTTTAATCTGTGATACTGATTTAGCCAATGCTTGTGTGCCAGATGAAATAGAACTCAAAGCAGCAGGCGCTGCACAGAGTCCGCCAGATTGCAATGCATTAAAGGCGTCGGTAAAATTATCAAGCGCACCTGCTGCACTATCAATAGCACTCAATACGGTATTTATTCCTAACTGATCTATTATGGATAGTAATGTTCTAGTAACTGCATCAGTTAGCATGTTAATAAAGCCAGAAGATATAGAGCCAAGATTAATAGAAAGACTTATTTGAGTAGCACCTGTTTGAAGACACGGTAAAGCTGATAAAGAACTTGATGGATCAATACTCTGAAGTATTTCTAAAATATCTGTTTGATTGGCATCAGCTGACGCTGTTGTAGGAAGTGTTGCAAATTGCATGCCTTCTTCTACAGCAGAAGTAATCACAATACCATTGCCCAATTCAATAGCATCAATGTCTGATGCATTTGAGTCTATGGCATCAATTGCAATTCTAGATGGAGCAAGACTACTGTATGGATTACTTGTATTATTCTGTGTTGCTCCAGGTATACTACCCAATGCTGTATTGACTGATGGTGCACCGCCCTCAGTCTGTCCAGGTATTGGTGCTCCAGCACGTCCGACAGTGCCCATGATTAGTGGGTATTGATGATCGTTATCAAGCCAGTTTCCGTATACTCTAGAACCTACTATGAGACCTACAGGAGCGGTACCAATTCTTCCGCGGGCTGCAGATGTTATGGGTTGCAGTACTTGTGCCCACGGTAGATCTGCATCTGGAATATTAGCAACATCATCGTGTCTACCAAATACACGAACTTGTACACGACCGCTTTGGTGCGGATCCATTACATTGACTACTATACCGATCCATGTTTGTACTCGGCTTCCAAAATCTCTTTCAGTCATCAGACTGTTTCCTCATATCTACCCTTAATAGCTTCAATGATACATGTATATCTTGGCTTGTCCATAGCTTCAGCAATTCGGTGATGTACACGCGTAATGAGAAACTTGCCAGTGATTAATGGATCTTCTGCTGATGCACCGGTAAATGCTTGCCTGTTGGGCAACTGACAGTTAATGGTTACACCAGCAGTTAATATAGTATCGCCGATTACTTTAATCTTTATTGAGTTCTGCATCATAGATGCCATGTATGCTTGAAGATTAGGTGTTGCTTCCGGAATATGAGTTTCCGGCCTTTGTGAATTATCAACCGGGATCATTGCCTGTGGTGGAATATTTGCGTTAAAATATCTATTTCTAAACGATGATGAGTTCATAGTACCAGTACCGCCATCATTGAAAGCAGAATCATCGGTCTGCACGTTACGTGTCTCAAATTCCCATGTAGTAAAATTGAATGTGGTCACTCTTCGTGGCCCACCATGAGCAATTCTGTCTGTCGAGCTGAACTGATTTGGAATTTTGAATGAAATGATATTATCATCAGCTCTAGCCAATGAATTGATATTAATAGCATCAGACATCTGAAAGTCTTTTACTGGTGAGCCGGTAAACATCTTCTCCATAGTAACAAAATTAAATGTCTGCTGCTCATTAGTTCTATTTTCAAAGAACATATACAATGACGCATCTTGCTCAGCCGACACAGAGCGCCGCTTAATAAGATTAATAGCTTCATAGGGGCCTTTATGTGGTATAACAATACGCTGCGGGAGGCGAGTTGGCTCTACAACAATCGGCTTAACACTTTTTAGATAATTTGTGTGTATATCCTCAATCATCTCGGAGCAAAGCTGATTGTAACTCTTTTGAACAAAATTGGTCTTAGCAAACATTGCTTCTTCAGATACACACTGTAATGTATACATCTTACCTTTTTGTGCACCAACATTTTCTAACTCAGATAGTTTATGCAAGGCAAAGTTGTATTTTGCTCTTTCACTACCTAGAACATAAAGCTCCATGTATACAAGCTCATCACCCGACAATCTTAGCTGACCGAGCTGGTCATTCATGTCGATGACCTTGATATCACATACAATGCCGGGTGTGAATATGCTCTCGTAGATGGAAGTACTAACCAAAGAATTCAGTAGTCGTGTAGATCCACGCTCAGAATATATGATTAATTCTGAAATTTCTACATCACCAAGACGATATGTTGTATTTGTCATTATTATAATTATCTCAATAGTTGCTTAAGCTGTTTAGATACAGTACTGGAGTATTCATTCTTCAGTACCAGTATTGATTTATTTTGTTCGTTTAGTTCATCTTCATAATCGTAGTATGTAACAGGGCTCCAGAATGATGCCTCGTTGGCAGGTATTGACAATATCGAGCTATTGACTGCAGTAAATGCAGTATTTGTTTTACTATCTCGCCCATAGAGATAACTTGATCCAATAGTGCCCGTAGTTACCACACCAGCCATATGCTGCAGTATTGTAGTTGTTGTGTTTGCAAATGTTACTTGACCAGTACCTTTTTGATTTGCATTGAAGACTACATCAACAATCTCATCGGTTTCAAAAGACGAACCATTGGCAACAGCATAGCTTACTATCTGATTTGTAGTAACGGTCCAATCTTCTTTTCTTCTTGTATACTCAGTAGGATTATTGACTATTTCTCCATTGATGGGAACCGGTTCATAATATTTGGTATGATTCGGTGACAATATACTATAAGCACTTGCGCTGATCGTTGGGGTTTGATCACTATACCAGTTATTTCTATAGAACTTGGTTCTTGTCATTGCTTTGGCCAACGATTCATACTTTTTGGTAATGAAGTCTTGCAGCGTAGCTTGATCCATATACCAGTCATAGTATGGATCAATTACCTTATTTGATAGATAAAGCAACCACGACATATATTCATCGCCATAGTAGCGGCCGGCAATACCATCGGGACGCTCTGACTGTGCTATGTCATATGGATAATAGAACAGAGGATTATTGTAGACAGAGTTAACAAAAGTTGTTCTCTGAGTTATGTTTTTAGCAATAGTATTAGCATAGCTTATTGAGCTAAATTTCTCGAAGTATCTTTCCATCAGATTAAGATCTCGGTGCTAGGTTTGGTTGATTGACACTAGATACTGGCTGTGGTACACCTCTTGGTGTTCTAAAGTAGTCTGCTTTTGTCCATAGTTCAATTTCTTGTAACTCTATAGATAATCCTATGGCTGTTGGCGCTCTAGAGCCTCTATAAAAAGATGGACCTGCTGGTGCATAGTCAACAGATACATTTTTAACTACACAGGGTTTAAACTTATAAAGATATTCATCATTAGGAAAAATTCGTATCTCTAGTATTTCAGGATAAGTGAAGAAAGAGCCAGTGGCGCTGAGAGCCGGAGAGCTATGATATTTAAATATTCTAATTATTCTTTCTAATATATCGCTTTCGGGCTTATTGTTCGGCGTGAACTTCCATGAAAATGAATGAGTTTTAAATTCTGGTGTCTTAAAGGTTGTTGTTTGATAAGGATTAACAGCCAACCCTGTAGCTGATGTTAATGCTCCCTGGGCCCGCGAGGGTAGCGCTGACACTGCTTCTGCGCCAACAGCGGCGCCAAAATTATACAAATTTGGTAATGCGCCTGTTTGGCGATTAAATCCTGCTGATGCCACAGCCTCTGCCGCCATGCCATAAACTGGTCCAAGACTTTCGGTGCTATAAGTCACTGATGTAGTATCAACAAGTTTAGAAGGTATTGGCAACCTTATACTGTTTAGAGGATTATAAAAAGGCTGCTCGCGAATTGATCTTCTTGTATATTCAGAGAAACGCATATGAATATATGCATCGGATATATCAGCTGGGAATGTTAGATTTTGATCAGCTGCAATATACCTGCCTCGATCTCCATATACTGCTGCGGCATCACCTACTGCAAAAAGTGCAGCCGCCCGAAGGCCGACGCCGACAAGTGCTCCTGACATATTACTTCCTTCAAATAAATAGAGTTTGACTTATTTATTGAGAGTCCAAAGTGATGGCTAAATATTATCAAGGTATGTTTAAACCAAAAAACCCCGCTAAGTACAGAGGAGACGTCAGTAGCATAACGTATCGTTCAAGCTGGGAGCTTCGGCTCATGAGTCACTTTGACTTACATCCAAATGTTATTTGGTGGTCTTCAGAAGAAAAGGCCATACCTTATATATCCCCTGTTGACGGCAGACCCCATCGTTACTTTCCCGATTTTATTATATGTACACAAAATACTGCCGGCAAGCAACAAACCATTATGATAGAAGTTAAGCCTCTCAAGCAAACAATGGAGCCAACTAAGACGGACAAGATAAATAAGAAGTATATTAATGAAGTATATACTTGGGGCGTCAATAGCAGTAAATGGAATGCCGCCAAAGAGTACTGCAAAGATAGAGGCTGGACTTTTCAAATTATGACTGAAAAGGAGATATTCGGTAAGTGACCTCATACATATTTCAGCGCATAGCCAAACTAGGTAAGGCTGAAGGAATTGATCAAACTATTCGGCAAAGAGATGCAAGAACTTGGTTTCGTACCCGAGCATTGGCGATTACATCCGTCAACCGCCAGAAGCTCATGCAAGATCCTGATGCAGATAATCTGGCTAATATAATTGACGAAAATTCCATTGGGAGCATGTATTCATTTTTCTATAATCCAAAGCATAAGAAAACTCTACCTTACTATGATTTGTTCCCTCTTATATTTGTAATAGGTCTAAAGCCAGACGGTTTTCTAGGAATTAATCTTCACTATCTACCACCAGTGCTAAGAGCAAAGTTAATGGATCAGTTGTATGCTATTACCAATAATAAGAAATTTGACTCTACTACAAAGCTTAAAGTAAGTTATGAGTTATTAAACAAGGCTGCAAGATTTAGATATTTTGCTCCGTGTGTAAAGCATTACTTGTTTGATCATGTACAGTCAAAATTTTTAAATATAGAACCTTCGTTCTGGGATGTAGCACTCATGCTTCCGACCGAAAAGTTTGTCAAGACAGACAAAGACACTGTGTGGAACAAGTCCAGGAGTCAAGTAGTCTAATGGCATTCAATATACAAAATTTTACATCTAATGTAAATAGATATGGCGTACTTCAAACAAATAGATATGAAGTTGTATTTTCGCCACCTGCAGGACTAGCTAGTTCTTTCGGCAGAGATACATCAGAACTACTGACATACCGTGCAGATAGTGTTAAGATGCCAGGAGTTAATTTTGCTAATTATGAAACTAGAAGATATGGCGTAGGTAATGTCGTCAAATCTCCTACAAATGTACAATTTTCTGATATTGATATATCTTTTATAGAAGCAGAAAATCAAGAAGTCTTTGATCTTTTCTATAAGTGGTCCAATTTAATTGTTAACTACGGCGATCCTATCGCTGGAGTTCCTGTTTCAGAAGTCCCTGGATTATTGAGACAATTATATGCAACAAATTATAAGGATACTATTGTTTCAAAGATTGTTGAAATAAAAATATTCAACAATAGAGGTACTAATAAATCTGTAGGTAATACTCCGCCTCCAGTAATACCTACCGGTATAATAGAACTGATAGATGCATTTCCTATCTCAGTAACGGATAATGCTCTGTCTTGGAGTAATAACAATAATCTATTTAAAGTTAATGTGCAGTTTGCATTTAATCATTGGCGCTTTAAGCGAGCATAGTGGAGAACTAATATAATGGCACTACCTAAAGTAAAGCATTCTATTCACGAATTCAAAATACCTTCTACCTCAAAGAAGCAAACATTCAGACAATTCTTGGTGAGAGAAGAAAAGATTCTTCTTATGGCCAAGTCATCTGAAGATTCTGCTGATATCTTTAGAGCCATGAAGCAAATAGTAAACAACTGCTGTATGGATGATTCGTTTGATATTGATAAGCTTTCTGTATTTGATCTAGAATATCTGTTCCTAAAGCTACGATCAATATCAGTCAGCAACATTGTGAAGGTATCTTATAGAGATAACGATGATGAAAGGATCTATGATTTCGAAATTGATCTAGATAAGATTGAAGTAGAATTTCCGGAAAATGTAGAAAAGGTAATTAAGATCACTGATTCCATGGGTATTGTAATGAAGTGGCCTGCTGCATCTATTTTTGATGATAAGGACTATTTTAAGACTAATTCTGCATATTATGAACTGATACTAAGATGTATTGATAAGATCTATGATGGCGAAGACATCTACGAGGCTTCGGATTATTCAAATAAGGATGTAGAAGAATTCTTGGATGATTGTAACGTTGCAACACTAGAAAAAATTCAGGCCTTTATGTCTAATACACCCCGACTTTACCATAAGCTTGAATACAAGAATTCAAACGGCAAAGATCGTGTCATTGAACTAACGAGTCTGACTGATTTTTTTACATTGGGCTGAATCACAATACTCTAGAGAACTACTATCAAATGTTGTTCTCTTTGATTCAGCATCACAAGTATTCAATAGCTGAAGTCGAAGACCTTATACCATTTGAACGCGACATCTTTGTACAGATGCTTTTACAATTCCTTCAGGAACTTAAAGAGCAGCGCGAAAAAAATGGCAAATAATGTTGAAGAAAATTGGATTAAATCTTATTGGAGGCCAGCTATGGGTTGGCTTTATATGTTGATATGCTTTGTCGACTTTGTTCTTTATCCTGTATTGACCATGGCCATGCCAGTATTTCTACATGCTTTTGGTGTAGAAAATGTTAGCTACATGCCATGGAGCAGTATTACCTTGACTAATGGTGGTCTCATACACATTTCATTTGGTGCTATTCTAGGCATCACTGCATGGACTCGTGGACTCGAGAAAGTTAGAAGAAATAGAAGTGTGGATGAAAGAGATAACATAGCATGAAAGAACTACCAAAGCAGCCAAATGAGCAAAAAGTTGGAAGTTCTCGTGCTGCAATAGAGCGCAATCCTTCTCTTGCCGCTGTTAATAGATTAAAATCTGTCATGAGATCGTTTAAACAAGTCACTAACGATGATGCTATATCTGCGCAAAGATCTAATCTGTTGCAACAGAGTGGGCAGACTAAAACAGCTGATCTTTTGAGTGGGATGAATATAACATCTGACCAATTGGTCATTGGCGCTGAGCAACAAAATAAACTTCTTAGAGATATTATTAAACTGTTTGATACGTCTAGCAGTAATACTGGTGTTCCAGATTTTGATCTGGGCGGCCGCCGCAGAAGGGATGCCAGATCTTCTGGTCAGCGTCGCAATCGTAGTGCACTAAGAAGATTCAGTCCTCGCTTCATCAGAAGAGATGCTCGTAGAATCCAGAGAGCTGTTAGTGGAAAAATAGGAACACTCAGGCGGCATATAACAACATTGACCGCACCTCGTGCTGCAGCACCAGGCCTGTCGTTAGCGGCATCAACACCAAGACCACCAGTAGCACCTGAAGCGCCAAGAGTACCGGCAAGACCACCAGTAGCACCTGAAGTACAAGCAAGACAAGTAGCACCTGAAGTACAAGCAAGACCACCAGTAGCACCTGAAGTACCAAGAGTACCTGAAGTACCAAGAGTACCGGCAAGACCACCAGTAGCACCTGAAGTACAAGCAAGACAAGTAGCACCTGAAGTACAAGCAAGACCACCAGTAGCACCTGAAGTACCAAGAGTACCTGAAGTACCAAGAG